GAACGCCGCAGCCAAGCGACCCTTGACGCTGGCTGCCTCGACGGTGTTGAGGTGTACACTCAAGCTGTTGATGTAGTACTGGTCGTAGTTGAGAGCAAAGAACCCGAGCCACGGGAAGAGTCGAGTGTTGCCCGGATTGATCGCCTCTTGGCGCGGGGTGAAAGTAGCAGTGCCCGCGATGTCGAAAGCGTACTCGCGGTGGCGAACGCGAACGGCGCCTTCAGGCAGATGGGTGACCTTGGCGCCGTGCGCAATGACCTTGTTACCCAACGTGGTCATGGCATGCGGGACACCCCCCACGCCCATGGTCGTTGGGGCGATGTTGCCATCGCGCTTGACGTCAGACGCAAGCTCCTTCTTGGCGTCAGCAACCGCCCTCAACGTGGGACGAGGTGGGGCGGCTACTTCGTGCGGGCGAGTCTTCTTGCCTTCGAGGACATCGCGCAACTGCTTACCGAAGGTGTACGCGTCCTTGTGCGGCGCCGTGGGCAAGCCCTCAGCTTTAGACAACGCCTTGGCGAGGCGGTCGAGAGCAGGACGTTGCTTCAACAGGGCGTCGCTGGGCTTATTCTTCACCTCGGCACGCACCGCCTTCTCGATGAGGGCTGTAGTGACCTTTTTGGGACGGCGGTGGGCCGGACGGGCGACGGGCTGGGGGCGCTCGAAGGTGAGCGGCAAACTGGCTTTGGCGCCAAGAGTAGCGCGGCGAGGAGTAGTAGTTGAAGTCTTGTTAGTTGCTGCCTTGCGTTTGGACATGGTGGCGTCAGTCGACAGGGCGGGGCTGAGCGGTACAAGACTAGGAAGTGCGAGTTTGAAAACTGGGAGGTTTGTACAAGCGCTTGCCAAGTGCGCGGGCGCGACTCCGCGGTTGAGGCTGCACATGAAAGAGTAGTGGGCTACGGCTTCATCAGCAAATGCCGACCACAAGTTGTCAAAGGGAACGTACGTCGCCAGGTACCGACTCACAGCCGTGACGTGAGGTGAAGCGAGCCGGCGGGCCCAGGCGAGCTCGAAAAGATGACGGAATTCGGTTTGGCGGATATAGTACTGTTGCCAGCCGTCGGGGCGTGGGACAGGCGACTTTGCGTAAACGGCGGCATTGTACGCCGCGTGGGCCTCGATGCCGCACAACAGCGGCATGTGGGTCCATGCGTCGTGCATCGCCATGTGGGCGCGCGCCTGCGAGACCGTGAGCTTCCCAGATTCAACGTAGAGCAGTGCCTCTGCCAACCCAATGTCGACCCCTGCGCGCTTCCAGAGCTCCTCATCCGCGATGCTGAGGTCGTAAACTTCGTCGCGGGTGAAGAGTTGGCGGGCGCCGGGGACGAGGCCGAGGACGGGATGGGCGGAGCAGTTGCCGGCACAGACGGGGGAGTGGCCGGCCGCATCCGTCGTATCGGTACCGACGATGTGTGCGAGGACTGGATCGACGAACCGATGCCCAGTGACGAAGGGCACGCGCTGGAGACGCGCGCGGAGATCGGTCTCATCCGCGGGACCAAGCGCGTAGCGCTTGTGGAACATGACCCACGTATCGGCGGTGGGTTGCAGGTCCTCGAGTTGCGAGAGCTTGAAATCATCCTCAAAGCTCCATTGACGACTAGAATTGCGTCGCGGTTCGATGGCCGTGACGGCCGACGTGGAGTTGATGACCCACTCAAGGTAGACTCGCAAGAAAGGGACGTGTCGGCAACCGGGGTACAAACCGAGAGCAGCGCCCCTCAGGTGGCCCATGGAGGGGTTCTGGACGGCCACAAACCATGGGAGGCGCCCAATAATGCGCCCGGGCTTGGGGGCGAGGACAATGCCCTCAACGCGGCGACGGTCGCCGTTGATATAGGCGCTACCTGGGCCCTCGAGCCACGTGGCCGGCCACGGCAAGGAGCTGATGATGCTGGACTGGGCAATGCTGCGGACCGGCACGAGCTTGGGGCGAGCGCCATGGGCTCGTAATTGACGGTCAAAGGCGGGAAGGTCAACATCAGCGTCGGCGACGATGAGTGAGTCGTCGCCGCAGGCCAACGCAACGTAGTCAAACTTGGGACGGCCGGCTTGAGCCTCCCGCAACGCGCGAGCATCGACGTAGTGAAAGAGTCGTGCGGCGCGTGCACCGCGGAGCGCAAGCCGACGCGCGGCGCTGACGAACTCGTCGCGCTCCCTAGTCACAGCCTTGTCGGACCGGGGCACCCAACCGACGTACTGCGCAAGTCGCGCCGCAGTGCTACGGCGTGCAGCAGCACATGCGAGGTGGTCAGCGAGTGGTGGCAGCCAAACGGCATAGTCGTCGGTGGGGAGATACTGGAGAACGGCAGGCGGAACCGCAACTGTTATGGGCCGACGCGTGAAAAGCGCGTCGTGGCGGGCGTGTGCCACGAGCCTGGTGTAAAGCGCGACCTGAGCGGGCCAAGGGAGCAGGGGCCACTCATGCGGGTCAGCGCACACACGCTCCGTCCCATTGACAGTGGCCACGTAGTCACGTGACACAAGCTCATCCGCATCTCGGAAACCGGAACTGGTCTTGCCGACACAGCGCAAAGTCAAAACGGGCACTGTAGGCTCGGCCAACCCAAGCAGGCTGGGCATTGAAGAATGCGTGGCGTGCGCAAGGGCGGAAAGCTGCATGGACATGAGTGCCCAAGTGTTCCCGTCGGTCGTGTTGGGGCGACCCGAACACCTGCCTTTAGTCGACTTGAACAGGGTGCCATGCAGGGATGCACCCGCGCTGCGCCGCGCATCGCGATACATGGCGGTGGCGGTGCGACCGTTGTCGAGCCTGACAGTGTGGAGGCCAAGGTAATGGTGCAGCAACTCCTCGGCATCGTGCATTTGCTCATTGACGGTAGCATCAAACCGCTCCATGTCGCTCTCGATGATAGTGGTGGGGCGGACGGACGAAATCCGCTTGCCAAGGTGGTGCGGTTTTGCGCCGGGGACGTAGACAAAGCATGACCCGGCATGGTGGCGCATCATCTGCTGTTTGACGCGCTTTTGAACTGGGCCGAGCATGACATTGAACTCCTCGGTGGAGGCCAAGACGATCCTGGGGACGCCGTCGAGACGCGGCGGGCGCCCCTGTGGAGCGAACTTGGCCTTCTCCATCTTGACCGCAGGCGTGACGCGCATGACGCGGCGCCTATTTCGCGCGAGGTTCATTGTGCGGTTGTTGATGGCGGCGGCGCACAGGGTGTACTGTCGGTGTTGGGGCCACTGGCCAATCCAGGCTTGGACCTCGTCCTCACGCAGCGGACCCGCGCACGACATGTGCTGCATGCGGGTCCGCGCGAGGAGTGAGGATGCGCTGATAAGGCGCAAGTGGGCATCGTGGTCCGTCACGGGGTTGGCGGCAAGAAGACGGCTGCGAAGGCCGATGACCTCGTTGTCGGTGGTGTTGCGGTACACCAGAGGAACGATACCGAGGAGCGACGGCCCCACGACCGACATGGGGTTGCGGGTGCCCTCCCAGTGCGTCGTACGCTTGACAGTACAACCGTCCTCAAGTTCACACGGCGGTACCCGCAGCCCGTCAAGGGCAGGAGGGGTATCAGACAGGAGATCAGCGAAGGATGCGGGCTGCCAGCCGTACGACGGCCTGGAGGGTTCGAACGCCGGCCAAGACGGCCAGGTGAACCCTCCAAAGCCGGCCGGGAGGGAGGGATAAGGGGCGCGGAGCGCGACTGCCACGACCGCGACAAAGAGAAAAATGTATCGAAGGTCGTGCAGCATGAAAGCAAGCTTCAAAAGAAGCTGCCAAGCGGCTAACAGGGCATAGTGCGCAGCAGAGATGTACTTGACATACGCCCCGTCTGCAAATCGCGCCCCGTGCAGAAGGGGAGTGGTGCCAGCACGCGCAGCGGCGTGCCGGCGGGCAGCAGCCGCGTACGTGTTCGGCGCTGGCGCAGTGGCACGGTGCAACAAACGATCAAAACAATTCCGCTCCGGCTCAAGCATGCCCTCCGATATGGCCATCTCCTGCAGGAGGTACTTCGACATGGCAAGGTGGGCGGCCATGACACAGACCAGGGCACGGTTCTCAAGGCCTGAAACGTCACGCGTCTCTTGCACGCAAAATGCAATGGCGGCGGCATACGCGGCGCGTCCGTCAGGCGACTCGAGCGAACGGGCGCCACCGGCAACACGGGCTGCACATAAGTCAACCAGCGCGGAGCTGACACAGACGTCGGCTCCAGATGCATTGAAGACGAAGGTGCGGCCGAGGCCAGTGGATACTGAATAAAACGAGTCAGCAATGACGGGCTCGGACTCGACCAGTTCGCGGGCGGCCGATACGGAAAGCATCTGGTCGCCAGCGTTGAGGGAGAACGGCACGGAGCCAACAATGCCATGGTCGATCAAAGCTCGATGTAGCGTAGCGGGGGGCGGCGGCGTAACGGGTGGGCCAAGAGCAATTGCGTAGATGAAGGTCGTGCCGACGCGGCCCTTGCAACTGATAGCCAAGGAATTGACCGAGTTGTATGGGACGGCGCTGGCGCGGAGCCAATCGGGTGACGCATGCTTGTAAGTGGTGCCGTCGGCGGTGAGGCTACAGGTGACGCTGCCGTCAAAATGGCGGCGGTAGTCAAGCTCGCCGTGGAGAGATCCACGTGCGCCCCACAGCTGATGCGCCACAACATACACGAGAGGATGCTCATGCTTGGCGCGCATGTGAGTGAGCCACTCGCCGACCCGCGCTGCCGACGGGTAGGTGTGACAAGTGACAACGACTGGTTCGACGAGATGCTTGCAGGGCTGTTTGGCACAAGTGCACTCCTCGGTGCGCTTGTGGGGCTTCACGGCGCGCTCAGCAAGGGCGACGCCAGCCGTGGCGTCGCGGTTGTAGTGCACGGTGGAGGCCCAGCGCATGGAGCCGCCTGCACAGCCGACCTCGAAAACCGGGACACAAAGGCGGCGGGTGATCTCGGCAAGGGCACGGCGGGCGAGCGATCGCTCAACATACACGGTTGGATGGGTGTGCTCGGCGCCCTCTCCGACGAAACGGAGCTTGTAGGCGGAGAACTTCGACACGAGTACGTCGCGCATGGAGTTGCTAACTCGAATGGGCAGATCGTCGTCGGAGGTGGCGGATTCAGCAGCGGGCTTGATCTCCGCGCTCTTGGCGGTTTTGGACGCGGCGGGCTGCTTGTCGTCCACGCGGGGTGGTGATACAGGAATGGACGCCAGGGCAGAGGCGCTGGCGCTGGATGGTACAACGACGTTGTCGGGCAAGGCAGGAGCCGAGCCCTTGACGTCAAGGGACAAAACTGGTTTACTGACTGCTTGGGGGGCGTGTGGCACCGGGCGTGACGCCGCCGGCAAGGGCCACTCGGCGTCGCTACGCTCGGATGGGGGCAAACCACGCTCCCGCCAGTCAGTCCTGTCAGACGGTCTCTTTTCCGCCTTACAATCAGAACGAACATGTCCAGGCTCGCCGCAGTTGAAACACGTGCGGCTCTCGCGCTTAGCGTCGCGCGCGCCGGCGGTCTGAGACATGAAGTCTAGAACGGACCTACCGACGACGTTGGCACGCAGGCGCTGCCTGTTGGTTGTGCGTTTGATCGATTTAGGAGGCAAGAGAAC